TCAGTTGGTAGAGCAGGGGACTGAAAATCCCCGTGTCGGCGGTTCAATTCCGTCCCCAGGCACCATTTTTTTCAAGTAGTTAGGAAGTTTTATCGAAGCTCTATTTCCCGCCGTGTGGGACTTCCGTGTGGGACTTTTCACTTCTGGCAAGTCAATTAGGATGCCATTTGAACCCACGGCAAGAGCCGGAACGAATCGCGCAAGCCCGTCAACTGCCTCTTGTTTGCCCTTATCGATCAACTTCAAATAGCGTTTCGTCGTCTGTGATGACTTGTGGCGCCCAAGCTCTGACACAGCAAGCGGGTTTATCTGTCCCACACTGGTCAAGAAAGTAGCTTTCAGATCATGGAAGCGATGATCGACCCCCAGTCGCTTTCCAAGCGTCTTATAGGACTTGTACGGATTTTTAACCGTGTGGACAGTCACCTCTCCTTTTCGTGTCCTGGTCGTTCTAAAAAATAACTTTGTCACCCCAATTTCTTTAGCCAGCTTGATCCGACGTTCTACAATCTCTTGGGCAATTTCGTTAAGACACATGATGTCGTCTCTCGCGCCTTTTGTTTCATCCCCTGGAACGCGCAATGCGGTCAAGTGCGGGATATAATCGTTAATCTCAAGATCAAAGATATTGGTGCGGCGATAGCCCGTCATGGCATCAAGTAAGATTGCGTCGGCCAGGTAAAGCCTATCTTTTCCATCCGACCAGGCGTTTGGATCCCGCGCCATCTGGTACATTTTTGTTACGATGTCAAAGTCTACCGGGTTTGGATCTCTGGTCGTTTCTTTAAGTTCAGGAACTTTCGGCATAATTGGCAAGACCGGGTAGCCTGTCATTGGATCAATAATCCGATGGGCAACATGAAGGGCTTTGCTTAAAACAAAAAGATAGCGGTTGATTGTCGAGTCCGCGCGTGTTTTGTCCAGCGTCTTAAATAATTTTTCTTTGTGGTCTTTTGCATCTTCCGGCCTTTCAGGGCCGCCAAGGTAAATTTTAATTTTCTGTTTTCTTGAAAACTTGATGTACTCCCAAATCGCGTGTTCGGTTATATCCGTGACAGGCGTTTCCGGGCGGAAATATACCAACAATTCCCTAGCGAGTTTCGTTTTTTTCTTGATGTCTTTTTGCCGTTCGCACTGTTCAAGCATTTCAGCCATAGCTTGAGCAAGCGTGAAAGAACCTGGCGTGTAATCCTTGCGGCCGTGCCCAAGCTCAAGGCGTGTGCGCAACTGACGTTCGCTTTTTTCAGCTTGCGTTCTGTTTGTTGCGGCGTTTCCCTTTTCATCAACGCAATAGCCATGCTGGCGTTCACCGCTCAAATAAAAATCATAACGCCATTTTTTGCGTGATTTATCGAAAAAAACCGTCATGGTTTTGCCCCTTGTTGCTTTTAGTGAAGGCAAGAATCTTTACAGATAGCCCCTGATTTGGCAAGAAAAGCCATTGCCTCACGATGTGCGGCCGAAGTGTATGCAGTTTTGCGCGGTTTTCTGGTTTTTCCGTCAGCGTTAAGGCACTTATGCGACGGCGTAAATTCCTGCCTTTTTTGATAATCCGCGATGCTGTCGACATACACGCGCAAAAAATGGTGCCCTGTTCCGGCGTAGTGCGCTTCAAGATCTCCGCTATCGATTAGTTTGTAAATGATGGTTGGCGAGACGTCGAGGATCTCGGCAGCGCGCTTTACGCGCATGACCGGCCGCACGTTGATGCCGGAAATCTGATCGATGTTTTCGGCCAACCTCACCAACTAAACCTCCCTGATCTTGCTAAGTAACTCTTCGAGACAGCCGGTCTTGTCCCAATACGAACGGACAAGTTCGCAAGCACGTTCGCGATCAGCTCCGACCATTAAGGCAAGCGCGCCGGCCGTCAGCATTTGATCGATGCCAGTTTGGGCATCAAGCTCCCGCGCCTTGAGTATCGCGTCGCGAATTACATCAACATTATGAACGCTTGTGGTGTGCGGGATTAGTTTGGCGGATGCCTCTCGCGCTAGTTCTTTTATATCGATCATCTGTTGGCGGCTTTCTCTTTTTTTAAACATCTAAGTTTGGCGAGTGTTATAATCGCCGGTCTTACTTCTGGAATGGATTCATCATAGTTGGCGCCACGGTGCCCGTTCATAAATGGAAGTGCCCCCCGCGGAATAAGGGACCAATTCGATGGGTTGGTGTTTTGTCTGTTTCCATCTAAGCATTTCAAACACATTCCGGCTGGAACTGGGCCGTTTTGAGTTTCCCAAAGATATTTATGTTTTAAAACAAAACGACGTTCATATCCTGTGTGCGGGTTTTTCTGATTAATGCTGATTTCAATGTAACCGTCTTTTGAAACACGTTCATAACCAAGAAACTTCGCATTTGGCGGAACTCCTCCTTTTTTAAATTGAGTTGCCGCGCTATTTGCATTGTAGGGCATTTTTTTGCCTTTGTTTGCCGGGACATTGCCAGGCTTTAGCCGCCCATCGCGGCCTGTCTTCCATCCTTTGCGTGTGCATAAAGATTTGTAATTATCTAGGGTAATATCGGATCTATTGAAGCGCACACAAAAAGCTTTATGCCCATCGCGCCTTGTCATAACTCGATGAGATTTAATCCATAACAATTCCTCTTTCGAGTATTTGATTTGCTTGCCTTTCATTTTTGAGGCCCACGCAAGCTCTTTAACTCGCTAGATATATCGGCTTTGCCCTCAATCATGGGGAAGCATGCTTTCATAATTTCCACCGTATTCCGCAACTAGTTTTGCTGTATCTATAGCAACATTAGCTGTATCGATGATTTGAGACGCAATTTTAACGACCGCATCAGTGCGTTGAATTTCCTTTGTCAAATCTTCTGACGAAAGGCTTTCGTCACTAAGACGCTCAAGTTGGGAAAAAAGATGATTGTTAAGATCGATAAGCTTATTTTTCATGGTTCGTCTCGCTATGCTTCGTTTTCATATGCCTGGCTAGATTTGCGAACGTGCGATTGCAGCAAGGGCAAACGCCAGCATTCACACGATTTTTGAATTTGGTCAGTTTCCCGCGTTCGACAGCAACTTGTTTCTTGGCGTCTTCACGCGCTTCGCGTATCTGATCGTGAAGATATGCTTCATTTTGTTTTAGTTGATCGCGCTCACGACGAACTTTATCAAGGTCACTCTCGCCAGTGACGTAGTGTTGTGGGTGCCCGAGGGGGCAATAGAACGTTCCGCCTTCTTTCATGCGGCTCATGGTGTCGTAAACTTGTTCTGACATTGCAAAAGGTGTCTTGCACCTATGACACGTCTCTATGATCATCCGGCCAAGCTGAAAATCTGTAACAACATCTAAGCGGCTCATCTCACACCAACCCCTTGTCGATCGCCAGCCATTCGGGCATCGTGAAAGTGCCGTCCTGATTGTTTTCGACATATTGTTTAGGAAGCCAAACGTCTTGATCGCCATCGTTCACGAGAAACGCTTTATCCGTTTCGTGTTTTAGGTCGGCCATGATGTCAACCAAGCGTGGATCAGCCATATCAATCTCCACGTTTTTCAATGAAAGGCCCAATTCGGCAATTCGGATCTTCGCAACAGCATATGGATCCGCCTCGACGTTGCTTTTTTTTGTTTCCTTGTCCAGCCTTCTCTAGTTCTTCTGTTTCGAGCTTATGCTCTTTTTGAAGCGCAAGGGTTAGATTGCTGATGGTTTGTTTTGTGTCGGGCAAACGAAAGCCCACATCGAAAGAGTTTTGATCATCATCTTGTTTTTTAAACAACTGTTCCATGTCGCACCTATGCCGCAAAAGCGTGGTTTATAACCGCACATTGTTGTTGAACGCGATTAACGGCATCGAAACAGTCTTGTTTTGATAGGCCGTTTTTAGTTTTGTTTTCTTGATCGCGACGAATAGCAAATGAAACAGCCAGATCGATAACATTTGCCAGCATTGCGCCGCTTACAACTTCTGAAAGACGCAAGCCTTTTTGGATGTATCTATCAGGAGAGTAAACAGATTGCCCAAGATCATCGGCAAGAACATGCAAATCTTGACCGGATGCAAGAGGGACACGCTTTAAATTCATTAAAAGGATTTCTGTTCCTTCTTTTTGAGCGGGGCGCGTTACTGTTACCTTGCGATCGATGCGGCCGTCACGAACGATTGCCGGATCTAAAACATCCGGACGATTTGTCGCAATGATTACGATAGCGGCGCTGTCCTCAAGACCATCCATTTCGGTTAGAAATTGGGGAACGATCGTGTTTCCGATCCCAACATTTCGGGATCCGCGTGTTGCTAAAATTGCATCTGCCTCATCCAAGAAAATCACAGCGGGATAGCCATGTTCTTCTTTATGCCTACGGGCATCAAAGAAAAGATCGCGAATTGTTTTCTCGCTTTGACCGACATACTGATCAAGTATCTCCGGGCCCTTAACATAAAGAAAACCAGTGCGGGCATTTTCTTTCCCGTAGATTGAAGAAAGTGAATTTGCCGCGGCTTTTCCTAGCATGGTTTTTCCACAGCCAGGGGGGCCAGATAGCAATATCCCTTTGATCGGTCTCTTATTGTAAAACTTGAACAAGTCTTTATTTTTATGTGGCGTTTCTATAGCCTCGATCATGTCCGCTTTTGCTTCTTCAAGTCCGCCTATGTCGGCCCAAGTTACGTTAGGAATCTGATCGGGTGAAAAACGAGACGCTTCAAGAGGTGGGCGGCCAAGGTGTTCGACAATTTGAAGGCTTTTGGGATGCAATAGAACTTCGTCCCCTTCTTCTAATTTAGGACAGGCCTCGATACGCATGTTTTGATCGCCGCGTTTTACATAGGCGTGTTTTTTGTCTTTTGACACACGGTCAATGGTGTAGAGAATTAAGGGCTCTTTCTGGACGCGCTCAAGGATTTCTCTTAATTCTTCAATTTGCTCCTTTGCTTCCGCTAAGGCTTCGCTTGATACGATCGGCTGTTCTGTTTGAGTTTGACCGAAAGTTATTTTTCCAATGAAAGGGCCTTCCGACGAACCGTCCAAACCTCCGGCGCGAACAACATCACCAATGTTAAACCATCTTTCAGGTGTTACGCGTCCCATAAAATTTTCTTTTATAAACTTCTCATATTCTTCTCTAGTTTTGAAGTTTGGCATGTCATTGTTTCCCGTTGATGTATGGTTGTTTTGTTTTGGAGATTAGGAACTTCACATCAGGCATAAGCATATAGGCGACGAACAAAAACCATCCACACCCATTAATTCCATGCAAATCAAGAGATGCGGCTCCTATAACGCAAATGATCGATGGGACAAAAGGAAGGAAATAGAGCATCACGCCGCACCTATTGTCTTGGTGTGCCAATCAACGTTGTTGATGGCGGCGGCCGGCGCTTGCGCTTCGACCAGACAAGAATGTCTTGCGAGGTTCTTCACGAGCTCATACGCGCTTTGACGAAGATCAGGGCTTTCGATGCCATCATATGCACGGATCAGTTCAAGAACATCGCGACGATTTGGAATGCCGATTGCCTTTGTTTCTTCGACCTGCGCCTCGGCATCATAGCCATCAAAGAAATCCGAAACTTTCACATTTAGAATTTTGGAAAATTGATGAAGGCGGCTTGCGCTCAAGCGATTGGTGCCATGTTCATACTTTTGAACTTGCTGGAAGGTGATGCCAGAGAATTTTCCCAGCTGTTCTTGGCTGATGCCAGCAAGGCTGCGCATATGGCGAAGGCGCGCGCCAACATGGATGTCGACGGGATCAGGGGTGTTGCTCATTAGCTGGCTCTCCTTTTGTTGCAATGACGGCAAATTGATTGGTTGCTTTTGCGTCTTCGATCAGCTGAACGCAGGTCGATATGCAGGAATCGCAAATTGTTGCATGTGTGCCGGCGACGATCTTTCTTTCCGAGGATCCATCTTCTGAAAATTGCGATCCGCAAAATGAACACCGAATTTTTGCTTGAACCTCAACCATGTCACCCCGCTATCTTTGATGATGCTTTGGTGCAAAGAACAGCCGCCGCGGTCGTCATGCCCGATAAAATTGCAAGGCTAGCGGTCACCCAAAACAGCGGTAAACTTGCGGCAAAGCGAAGTGCTTTAACGGTTCTATTTGGTTGCTGCATTTTTTCCACCTGTTGCGTTTTGAAATGTGTCTGATGATCCAATCGGCATAACAACCATTGGGCTTTTTTGGAGCAAGTCGGCGGATTGCTTCGCGCCGGCTAAAAGCTGTGCGTTGGCGGCCAATATGATTTGAGTTTCGTGCTTGTGATCGGCGCGCTGGATCAAGAAAAAGCAACCCCACGACCCGATAAGAGCGACGGCCAACAGTGTGATAATGAGAGGGGCGCGGTTCATGGCTTACCAGCCAATCCGCAATAACCGCTATCTGTTATGCAAACGTCTCGCGTAGAATTACATTTGACGTTTTTGCGCCAAGCCATGCACGTAGAACCGATGCACATAGTTTCTAATGATGGAAGCCCGCTATGCCATTCCCTATTTCCGTCAGTTAAGAATTGTTCATCCGAGGAACATGGGCGCTGCACTTTGGCAAATGGGCACCATTTGTTTTTTGCTTCTGTTTCTGTCGGCATTTTTTATCTCTCCAAAAAGTGGAAGCCGGCAGGATTGTTTACCTGCTTGGCGTATCCGATTTGAACGGATGGGGGGCACTTCTCGCCGCGCATGGCTCAGACGAAACACCTCCTATCTGCACTTACGTTTAGACCTCTCACGCAACGCACCGGCTTCCATATGTGCCGTCTCTCCGGCTGTCGCGCCTACAACATCGCGTTCAAGATCACTGCTATCGACCTAGCTCGTATCCCGCATGATGGCGGTATGAGGATTCACCTCAATAGGGGCCGATTTCGCGACACCGCTCCGGTTATTTAACGAGCGACGGAGATTACTCGCTTCCCTTTCGGGAACTCTTACGCAGCGTCGGTTGACGAAGCGGTGCTTTCAGGTGAGGCGGACGCTTCTGCGCCCGTTGCAGCCGTAGCCGTCTCGGCCGTGCTGGTAGCGGTTGGCGTCAGCTGGGCCAGGATGGCGTCGAGCTTTGACGACAAGGGCGACAGGTCGAGTGCTAGAGGCGTTTTGACAAGAACGTCGACGGCGCCAGCGAGTGCCGCGACCTGCTTGGTCAATTCGGCGATCTCGACCGTTTGGGTCTTTTCAATGTCGGCAAAATTTTGCGTATCGGTCATGTGAAGCAGTCCTTTCAGATAGTTGATGATTTTTTTGATCATGTTTGATGTCCTCGGCCGGTTTGTTATCCCTACGCAGTGGCCGTTTGCCACGCAGGGAATGGCTTTATTTCTGTGTAAGGCGTTGCCTTGAAGCGGCATCGTTAGGATGCGCTTCAAGATGCTTTTTGATGGCTGTGCGCGCCTTATCGGACAAACCGTTTCTTCTCGGCCTTGCCGTATTGACCTTTTGGTGCATTGTGCGATCACACACGACGCGCGGATGGATGCTTTTTTGAATGCGGTATTCTTGTGCTGGCATGTTGCCTCCTATAAAGCCCACATCGTTCGGAACCAGCGAAGTTGCTGCCGAAAGAAATGGCGGATGTCTGAATAAGCGTTCAATGCAGCCTCCCGCGGGTTTTAGTGATTGCGCTTTCGCAAATAGCTGCGACCATTTGAGAATCGAATGGCGATCCTGAAATGCGGAAGGTCGGGGCGGCCATCAATGTGGTTGTTGCAAGGACTAAAGCGGCCAGCAGCGTTTCTTGTTCGGACTGTGTGCCGACTTTCGTCGGGCCGAAGGCGTCCATAAAGAACTCGATTGATGGGGTGTCGTTCTGGCTCACATTCCGCTCCCATTATGGAAGTTGTCAGAAAGCCAAATGATGGCGTTGTACCAAGCCGCGTCGATCACTGTTGCGATCACAAAGCCAAGAATGACAGCCAACCAAATTTTATCGAACGGGCTGGCTTGTTTTTGGGTGACGGCTACGGCATGAATTTTGTTGTTTCCATTTGTCGCGATAAAGCAGGGGCCGCTTTGAAAATTCATGTTTTCAAGGCTTTTTCCCTTGATTGCAGGGAACTGCATTCGCTTGGCTGCAATTTGCATTATTAGTTCCTCCGACTGGCTGACGGAGGGAGAATGACAAAACGTCATGTTATAGTCAATGACAAAATGTCATATTTGCGTAATGTTTTGATAAGTGCTTATTTGTTAAGGACTATTGAGATCGCTTGACGGGGAAAACTTATGAGATTCTTTTCGATCCTGTTTTACATCTTTGCGCTGTTCGGGATTATTACGTCGTTTAGTCCGCCAACTGCGCATGGAACTGATACGTTCAACTTTTCCGCTGCGATCAGCAATATAGAGGCCGCTGTTTTGGGCGCTGGATTTTGTATCGCAGCTACCGTTATGTGGGTAGGCGCGACGCTTCAATCGCGCTTTCCAACAAAAGAAAAGCCGGTAGAAAAGAACGAAGCAAAATCGGAAACGGTTTAACTAGCCGCAAACATCTTGTCGGCTCTTTTCCTGTGTTCAACCTTGATCGGAAGATAGGGTTCTAAACCAAGCTCTTTTGGAGCACCTTTTATGATTTGTTCTCGAACAAGTCGAAAGGCTTCTTTTTGTTTGGACGGATAAACACAAGTCGCGCGCAATTCGTTCGCGCGAACGCAACAAGCCGCCATTTCATTGAGAATATATGAAACGCAAGAGCGTTGCTGATCTATGTTTTGGTCGGTGGATTTCTTTTGGACATATCCCCAAGCATCGGCATCAACAGTCGCTTTAAAAAGAGGATCCGTTTTGTATATATCCGTTAAAGTCTCTCTAAAAGGGGCATGATCTGGCGAGGCTGTCCAGTGGTCGAAACGAATAACATTTTCGCCTCCAATCAAATCAACTGCTTCTGAATTTGCAACAAGCCAAAGATCGCCAGCCGCTTTTGCTGTATGATAAGCCTTATCAGCGGACATGCCATCAAAGGCTTGATAGTTTATTGCCTTGTCGGTGTCGGCCAGGTCGATCCATACATGATCAAAAGTTTCCTTTGCCCATTTCGCGACGGTCAGGAAACGGTCGCCATCAAAATCGCGGCCGCCACCGACACTAACCCATAAAACAGCTTGGGAAGAATGCAACAGATCGGAATTAAAACGAACCTTAAAAGTATCAGTCATCTTTTTTCTCTATGGGCATTTTACAGTTAGACCAAACAAAATTGAAAATTTTGCGCTGTGTTTCGGCATACGAAGCATTGTGAATTAGATAAACCGCTTCACCTTTGTTGATGAGGGTGCCAACATATTCGCCAAAAATCACTTGCACATCGTTGTTGAAAAACTGCGTCGGCATCCATCGATAATCACGGCGCGGAAATGTTTGCGTTAAATCGCCTTCCTCACAAATAAAGCGCGTGGTCATTCCTCGTGAGCGCATTTGTTCAACAAGCGCGTTAACGTCCGATGGGGAAAGATTGTCGCGCGTGTTGATAAAACATATGTCTTCTTGTCGATCCCCCATTAAGGAAAGGATCCGTTCCATAAGGCGCGTATAACAACCTTCGCCTTCGATAACTTCAAGAGCGTCACGCCGCAAAGCGACGCCACGATCAGCAATAAATTCAATGCCGGCCGCCTCAAGGGCATTTTTGACCTGACGTAGCAGGTCGGCCCTTGGGCTGTGATTGCCCATCTTCATGCTATAAGCCGTCGTGGAGCCTATTTTTGCGGCCGCAGACAGGTCTTTATCGTCCCATTTGAGGATTGCCATAGCCGCCCGGATCTGTTCCGGTGTAATTGATGGCTTAGCTAAAACCTTTGCATTGCTGTTTTTTGGCATGTTCTTTTCCCTTTATGGTAGTCTAGCACTTTATATTAGTTTCATACCACTAAATTTTAGTGTATGGAAGCAAAAAAGATGATACGTTAATATTTATGAAACCTTTTATGGGTAGTTTTAGCCCATCTGATTACCAATTACATTTTTTAGGAGATTTTAACATGAACGATAAAGTGGAGGTTAAGATAGTCTCTGATGCTGAAATGGACAATTTCGTCGCCAGCGTTCCCGAAATTAAGGTGATGCCAATCGTCCGCGCTTCTTGGCAAGTTGCCGAGCGGATGTCGGCTAACAGTCTTAAGCCAATTGATCACGATGGGGTTAAATCAATAAAGGCTCTTGTTAGTTACGCCGCTGCAAATTTGAACGTTCAAGAAACGTCTGTGGAGTCGATGGTGTCGGCTTGTTTCGATGTGAGGGGCGTCTCGAATATCAAACAAAAAGATTATAACGAGGCAATCCGATTTTTGGTCGATTTTTGTATCACTGAATTGTCGAATTAATTTTTTTAAACATTTTTAAAATAGGAAGGAAATTATCGATGTCTGAAGCTTTAGATTTTAATGTTCTGAAAGGAAGCTATGGGCCAATCGAAGCAATGCGTGTTGTCGAGATGATGGAAGAAATGGTCAGAACGCAAGAGACGATGGATTTATTGCGCCTTTCCCCGGATGAGCGCCTAGAGCGCGCAATGGAAAAAATCAATGATCTTGATTTTTCTCGGAGTCTCGCGACTGGCTAGAGCCAAGTAAGAGGCGAGCCGTGCGAATTATAAGTTCAGGAGATGGGATATTTCCTTTTTCGAGATCGGGTTTAAGCCAGGCGCTAACTTTTTGTGCAGCAAGCTTGGCTAACTCCTCGGAAGGTTTCTTGCCGCCTCGAGCCGCTGCCTCAACAGAGATTGCCGCCAACACGTCCGCATAAGAGGGAGGGGCTACCAACTTTAATTGTTCAAAGTCCTTCGCTTCATATAAATCTTCAATCGAACATTTCAGGACACGCGCAAGTTTTACTGCAACATCGTAAGACAGCTTACGTTTGCAGTTTTCAAGATGCGAAAACCTGGATTGTTCCCAACCAATAGCGTCGTATAGCTCTTTTGAGCTAATGCCAGCCGCTTCGCGAAGTTCTCTGATGTGGTTTTTCATGGCACCCATTTTATGACAAATTGTAATAATCATCAAATGACAAATTGTCATTGACACTAGAATGACAAAACGTCATATTCGCGTCATGCAAACGCTACGCGAATATGTAGAGGGCTTAGGCCTCAACCAAGAGCAATTTGGCGAAAAAGCCAAGTTGTCACAGAGCTTTGTCTCTCTTTTGTTTAACGGAAAACGCAAGGTCAAGGACTGCCGTGTATTCACACTTGAGGCAATGACCGGAATCCCCCGGCATGTTTGGCGCCCTGATCTTTATCCGCCCGAAGACCTCAAAAAATCAAAAACAACCTCCCAACACAAAAAGAATCTCACGAGCAGGGGTGCAAAACCATGACAAATCCGCATGCCGTAACCACCGAATTGTTCATCGCCAAGCAAGCCGAAGTGATGCGCGAATTTATCAAGCCTGGAAAATACGACGAAGTTTCAGAAGGCACCGGCATTGATGATCGCACGATCCGCGCTCACATTCTTGGTGACGCCGGCGCTAACGGTACGAAGTTGATGCGCTATTTCGCATTTTTTGGGCCTGAATTTGTGAACAGTGTTTTGGCAATGATCGGGATGGGTGGTGCCCATTGGATCAATGCAGCTGAAGAAACAAACGAATTTATGCTCAATTCCAAGACCGTCAGTTTACTCAAAGAAATTTCCGACGCATTGGAAGACGGCCGTGTCGATCATCAAGAAAAAGCGCGCATTTTGCCCGTGGCGAGACATCTTCTTTGCGCGCTTGAAAGTTATGTCCACGCCACAAATCCCCACAAAAAAGGAACAAAGAAATGAGCAAAAAAACTAAAAAGGAAAAAGAAAAACCGATCTCTGTTGAGATCGCCCGCGAGACAATGACCGGCGACATCCGTGAGTGTATCTTGGATGTTTTGAAGCATGGCATTCAAAAGCCTTGGCAACAGTTGTCCGAATTTGAACAACGAGATGTCGTGGCAAAGGCAGAAGCTGCCGCAAGAGACGCCGCCAACAAAGCGGTCGACATCATTGTCGCCGACGGTCGCCCGACTATCATTGCCGCATTGGAATCCGTTGCGGTTAAAGACGGGATCAAGGCCATTGTTAAGCTGTCGAAAGACGATGAATTACGCCATGACCTGATGGACAGTCAGGGCAAGACAATTCTTTTGATTGTCACGGACAAGGCATCTTATCACGGCGAACGCGAACCTTCCAAGATCGACAAAGACCAACTCTCTCTTATCGAAACAAACGACAATAGCGACAAGTCTGTTTTCGATAATACAGCCGCAGGTCGAAACGATCGGCGCGTCGCGCGCAGGAAGAAGGCCGCTTAATATGTTGGTGATTGGCATCGATCCTGGCTTGCACGGCGGCATTGCATTTCGCAAAAACGAAGCGATGCGCGTTGAACCTTTGCCGACTTTTAAAATCAGCAAAGGAAATGGATCACGTCAAATTCTAAATTTGACGGATCTTGCGGCCATGATCGATGACCAAACCAAAGATGAAAGCAAGGTGCAGGTTTTTCTCGAATATGTTTCGTCCAGTCCACAAATGGGCGTCACAAGCGCGTTTAATTTTGGTGAGGGGTTTGGAGCGATTAAAGGAATTATCGCGGCATATTTTCTTCCAATTACGCTTGTGACACCTGTTGTTTGGAAGCGCGCCCTAAAGGTTAGCAAAAATAAGGACGACTCACGAAACCGCGCCAGCCAGCTGATGCCAACCTATGCCCATCACTGGGCGCGCCATAAAGACGATGGATTGGCGGAAGCCGCTATGATCGCGCTTTATGGCCAACAATATGGGGTCATAAAATGACGAACCTGCACAACCTACATTTGGGAATTTTGGACGGGGCCGATGTTGCCGCAATAGTGGCTTTTTCTCCGGAAGAACTGGCAGAACTGCAAAGCCAAGTGAACGAAGCAATGGGCATGATGAAGAAGCGTTCGGAGCTTCTAACGGCCGCGCTCGATCGCAAATATGGTGAAGCTGCGCAAAAGATGCGTGTCGAAGAAGGTAAGGATACGGGGATTGTCCATGTTCTCGAAGGCAACTTCGACATCGAGGCGAAAAAAGGAAAAACGGTTAAGTGGGATCAATCCAAATTGATCGCCGCGCTTGATGCTATGCCAAACGATACAGCCAAGCACTACGCAAAAACAGAATTTACGGTGGATGAAAAAAAATATTCGGCGGCGCCACCGGAGATAAAGAAACTCTTAGATCCTGCGCGTTCCGTCGTGCCTGGGAAAGCTACCTACATCATCACCCCCACAAAAAAGGACAATTAACATGGCCTTGCAAATCATCACGGCCGACCAGCGACTTGCGGAAAAGCGCGGCATTAAAGGCTGCATTTTCGGCAAATCTGGTATCGGTAAGACAAGTCTTCTTTGGACGCTGGATCCAGCAACAACGCTTTTCATGGATTTGGAAGCCGGAGATCTGGCAGTCGAGAAATGGAATGGCGACACGTTGCGCCCACGCACATGGCAAGAATGCCGAGACTTCGCGGCATTTATCGGCGGCCCAAATCCTGCGTTGCGCGACAATCAACCTTTTAGCCAGTCGCATTATGATTATGTCTGTCAGCAATTAGGCGATCCGGCACAGCTCGACAAATACGAAACAATCTTTGTCGATAGTATCACTGTCGCAGCGCGCTTGTCATTCCAATGGTGCAGCGGTCAGCCGGAAGCATTCAGCGAAAAGACCGGCAAACCCGACACGCGCGGCGCCTATGGGCTGCATGGGCGTGAAATGATTGGTTGGCTCACACACCTACAGCACACGCGCGGCAAAAACGTCTGGTTTGTCGGAATCCTTGACGAGAAGACGGACGACTTTAACCGGAAGGTTTATCAGCCACAAATCGACGGAAGCAAAACGGGCCTCGAACTGCCTGGCATTGTTGACCAGGTCGTTAGCATGACCGAAATGCAAACCGAAGGCGGAGAAAAATATCGCGCCTTTGTTTGCCACACGCTCAATCCATTTGGCTATCCGGCAAAGGATCGGAGCGGCCGCCTTGACATGATCGAGGAGCCGCACTTGGGCAAGCTGATGAACAAAATCATGCAGCCTCTTACCAAGACGGCATCGGAACGGTTGGAGTTTTCCAGGCCACAACCTACCGACGCCGCTTCCAATGCAACCGAAGCCTAGAGAGCTTAATTCAGCACAAAGGAGAGAGAAATGTATCAGCAATCAGCACTTGATTTCAATGACGCCGGACAACAACAATCCGGTGAGGTTATCCCTAAGAACACGATCGCCAAGGTCGTGGCAAATATCCGCCCTGGCAATGTAGGCCCTGGCGGATGGCTTACACAAAGCAATTCGAGCGATGTTCAATATCTTAGCTTCGAGTTTATCGTTATCGAAGGGCCATTTGCCAAGCGGCGTTTTTGGCAAAACATGACCGTAACAGGCGGTAAGCTCGATGAACACGGACAGTCGAAGGGCTGGGGGATCACGAAGGCAACGCTTCGCGCCATGCTCGATAGTGCTTATGGGATCGATCCGGACGACGACAGCCCCGCCGCGCGCCAAAAGCGCGTGACGCAAGATTTCGGTGCCTTCAATGGCTTAAACATCGTTGCCAAGATCGGTATTGAAGTTGGTAAAGACAACAACCCTGACAAGAACAAGCTGTCTTTGGTCTTGACGCGCAAAAACCCCGAATACGCTCAACTTATGTACGGTGCGCAGCCTGGTTATGTGCCCCAGCCGGCAAGCGTGATGCCTACGCAGGGATTTGCTGTGCCTCCGGCCCAGCAACAAGCTCCGGCCGCAACTGGCGCAGCGCCGGCAAATACGACGCAGGGAGGCGCTGTGCCCGCTTGGGCTCGGTGATTTTACGGTGGCGGAGGCCTCGAACTCCGCCATCTCTCCTTTCAATCCCCTTTAGCCGCAAGAGGGATAAATGCGTCTGCCAAAAGATTTTCAAATTAAATCTCTCAAAGGCCCTGTCGATATAGAGGGGCTTGAGACTTTGCTTATTTTGGGTGTGCAACTCGGTAGGCAGGATGAATTTAAGCGTCGCCTTAGGATGGCGCTGGAATCTGCATATGAACAAGGCGCGAAAAGCACGAAGGAAAACAAGTAATGCTCCTTCGCCCACGCCAAGAAGTTTTTGTGCAAAATTGCGTTGCAGCGTTAAACGCGAAAGGCAATACGCTTGGCGTCGCTCCGACGGGTGCCGGCAAGACAATCATGCTTTCTGCTGCGACTGGCAAGATCCTACATGAGACGAGCGGTAAAGCCGCAATTCTGGCGCACCGCGACGAACTTACGGCGCAGAACATCAAGAAGTTTTTGCGCGTTAATCCAGCGATCAGCACGTCGATTTACGACGCCAACAGCAAATCTTGGCGCGGTCGTGCGACATTCGCAATGGTGCCAACATTGGCCCGCCCTGATAATTTGGCAAAAATGCCGCCGCTGGATCTATTGGTGATTGATGAAGCTCATCACGCAGCGGCAAACAGCTATCGCCGAATTATTGATGAAGCGAAAGATAAAAACCCGAAGGTTATGATCTTCGGGCTTACAGCGACGCCAAATAGGGGCGACAAAAAAGCCTTACGCCCCGTGTTCGACAATGTCGGCGATCAAATCACGCTTTCAGAGCTTATTAAATCCGGCCATCTTGTCCCGCCGCGCACGTTTGTTGTCGATGTGGGTGTGCAAGACGAATTGCGCCAGGTACGCAAAACGGCCATCGATTTCGATATGAACGAAGTCGCCAAGATTATGGATAGGCCGATCGTGACGGAAGCGGTCGTTACTCATTGGCGCGAAAAAGCCGGGAACCGAAAGACGGTTGTTTTTTGTTCGACAATTGAACACGCTTTGCACGTTGTTGAGAGTTTTAGCGCGGCCGGAGTCGAGACAGTCGTTATTCATGGTGATATGTCGGACGGCGAACGCAAAGCGCAGCTTGACAAATATCAAAGAGGATCCGCGCAGGTCATTGTTAACGTCGCTGTTTTAACAGAGGGTTGGGATTATCCGCCGACATCATGTGTCATTCTTCTGCGTCCAAGCTCGTATAAATCAACAATGATCCAAATGATCGGTCGTGGTTTGCGCACCGTGGATCCGAACGAATTTCCTGGTCTTATTAAAACAGATTGTATCGTTCTGGATTTTGGAACGTCGACAATTTTGCATGGTTCTCTTGAGCAAGATGTGAACCTTGACGGACAAAAGCGCAAGGGCGAAGCCCCAACAAAGATTTGCCCTGAATGCAAAGCCATAGTTCCGCTTTCCTCTCACGAATGCGCGCTTTGCGGCTATCAGTTCCCAGCCAGTTCCGACAGCGAAGATGAAGATCGGCCGCCTCTTGAAAATTTTGCTCTAACCGAAATCGACTTGCTGAAACAAAGCAGCTTTCGGTGGATCGATTTGTTTGGAGACGATGCCGCGCTTATGGCGTCTGGTTTTGTTGCTTGGGCGGCCGTGTTTTGGCTCGATGGCCTTTGGCATGCGATTGGGGGTTATGAGCGTCAGGTGAACCGTCTTGGATCCGGCGATCGTATTGTGATGATGGCCGTTGCCGACGACTTTCTAAACGAACATGAAAGCAGTGAAAGCGCGTATAAAACTCGCCGTTGGCTAAACGAGCCCGCAAGTGAAAAGCAACTGAACTTGCTCGGCCAAGAAGCGCGGCTGGATTTCAGTATGACCAAATATCGCGCGTCTTGCTTGCTTAATTTCCGTTTCAACAAAGGCCGGATCAAGCAGCTGGTCGGTGAAGCAACTATGGGGAGGGCAGCGTGAAAACCAAACAACAGGATAATTGGAAAAACCCGTTTCCAGAATTTATTGTTAAACGTCTTGACTTCCGAGATGGTGCTTTCGAGGCAGAAGTGTCGCATCCGTTATATTCAGAGCGTTATTGTGGTGGGTTTCATGGACGAGGCGTAAATCCAACAAAAGCAGTAGAAAATGCGGTTCTAAATTTCAAGAATGAGATGCTTGAAACTATAAAAAAGCAAATTTCTTTCTCACAGGACTTATTAGACAAGTTTAATAAGATTTTTTCTGAAACAAAAATTTCCTCACAGAAGAGGAAAAAGTGACATGCGCAATTTGTCTTCGCAAAGATCGTGGTTTTGGTTTTTCTCCACGATTGATCGGATTTCGCAATCAACAAGATGCGAAGTTTTGCAGCATGAAATGTCTAAATCTGTATGCGGCTCTTTTCAAGAAAGGAAACGGCATGGTTGACCTAACTGACTTTGAACGCGCCGCAATCCAATCGTGCTTGAAGCCTCTCGGCGAATGCGTTGCCGAAATTGGCATGGACAAGCCGTTGTCTGCGTACACGAAAGATCAGGTTCTTGCTCTGATCGAGGTCGTTGTGGAGGCCTATCAAACTGAAATGCGCAAAGGTAGCCCGGAGGTGCCATTCTGATGTTGGATTTTAATCATGGCGCGACACTTCCGCAGGACGATCCAAGAGCGGCCCCGATCATAGACAGGATCAACGACCTGATCGATGTCGGCATGATCGCTGCCAAGAAACAAGAAAAACAACGCGATTACCTTGGCGCTTCTATGCTTGGGCACGAGTGCAAGCGCCATATTCAATACGAATTTACGAGAACGCCCAAAGATCCTGATACGGACTTTACGGGCAAGCAACTGCGCATTTTTGACGCCGGGCATCAATTCGAGGCACTATCTGTCAAGTGGTTTCGACAAGCTGGCTTTACATTGCTCACAGAAAAGCCCAACGGGCAGCAATTCGGATTTTCTGTCGCAAAAGGCCGCATTAGCGGACATATAGATGGCGTTTTGGTGGATGGCCCAAGCTGGATGAAATACCCGGCTTTGTGGGAACATAAGGCGCTTAATGAAAAAAACTGGCAGGACGTTTCTAAAAAAGGACTGTCCGTTTCAAAGCCGATCTATGCGGCGCAGGTGGCTCTTTATCAAGGGTATATGCCTGACCTTGCTCAAAATCCCGCGCTGTTTACTGCCTTAAACAAAAACACCGAAGAGCTTTATCACGAACTTGTTCCGTTCGACACCGCTCTTGCTCAAAGCACGAGCGATAAAGCCGTTGACATCTTGCGATCGACAGACGCCGGGATCCTGATGCCGCGCATGGCCGCTAATTCTACGCATTTCGGCTGCAAGTTCTGTCCATATTTCAAACGGTGCTGGCAGCAATGACAGTCCTTGATTTCAATGATGCGCGACAAATCCGCGAGAAACCACAGATTGACGTCAACTTGCTCAAAGGGAAGTTGGAAGACAATTATCAGTCTGTCCTTTTCCATCTTTTGCCAGGCGGACGCTTTGATGGCGATGAATTTGTTTGTGGGGATCTGACTGGCCGCGCCGGCAACAGCCTCAAGATCAATACGCGAAAAGACAAGATGGGCGTTGGCGAAGATTTTGCCACAGGCGAAAAATTCGGCGATCTGATTGATATTTGGAAAGCCGTTCGTCGTGTTGATTTTCCGACGGCTGTTCAAGATGCTGCGTCTTTCTTGAGCATGAACGATTTGCATGTTCAGGATCGGCCGCGAACCAAAAAGCCAGCTATCGAACTTGGCGCGCCAACCGCGCAATACAACTACACCGATGCAAACGGCATCATTCAGCTTGTCGTCTATCGTCACGAATATGTTGACGACAAGGGCGAACAGAAAAAGACGTTTAAGATATGGAACGCCGTTGATCGTAAGTGGGAATCCCCCAAAAGCAACCGACCCCTTTACAACATGCCGAACGTTGTTGCATCGGACACCGTGATTTTAACCGAAGGCGAGAAAGCCGCGGATGCGCTGATTGCCGCCGGCATTGCTGCAACAAGCGCAATGGGCGGAGCCAAGGCGCCAACAGAGAAAACAGACTGGTCGCCGTTATCCGGAAAGAGGGTCGTGATCTGGCCTGATAACGATCCGCCTGGGATGTCTTATGCTCTTGCAGCCGCGCAAGCGATCAGGGCGGCCGGAGCGGCCAGCGTGTTGATTATGCCGATACCGCCAGGCAAGGCAGAAGGATGGGATGCGGCCGACGCGGCTGTCGAAGGCATCAACCTGTCCCAGTACGTCGCCGAGGCCCAAGAAAAGGCGTCGCCAGCGCCAACCGAAGCCCCAGCGCCAGCGTTGCCTTTCAATATCACTGATTGGGCTGCCAAACGCTTCAAGAAGGGCGAGGCGCGTGGTTACAAGTGGCTTGTCGAAGGCGTTATACCACTTGGCACGGCGGGCATGCTTGCGGCTCTTGGTGGCGTTGGCAAGGGGCTTCTGACGCTCGATCTTGCTGTCAAGGTGGCCTGTCCCGTGCATCCGTCAGGCGGGATCCTTGACATATCTTCATGCGCATTTGGCGGGCCTGTTCGCAATCATGGCGCCGCGGTGATATTCACGGCCGAAGACGACCAGGACGAAATGCACCGTCGTCTTGATCGGTTGGATCCAGATTGTCGGCGCGATGCGCCTGATGCTCGACTTTTCATTGTGCCTTTGCCGAATGCCGGTGGCCCAATGCCATTTGTCGGGACTGGTCGCAATGGCCCACACACGACGCCATTATGGGACGCGACGCGCCAGCAACTTCTTGCCATTCAAGATTTGCGCCTAATTGTTTTTGATCCGCTTGCCAGCTTCGTTCATGCCGACATTAATGCGGATCCTGCCGTTGGCGCTTTCGTTACCGGGCTTTTTGCGTCTCTTGCGACGGAAACGGGCGCGGCCGTAATGGTCTGCCATCACATGACGAAAGGCAGCAGCAAGACAGACGTGATAACGCCGGAAACAGCCCGTGACATGGTGCGCGGATCCTCGGCCCTGGTCGATGGGTTGCGCTGGGTTTACGCGATGTGGTCAGCGGCCGAAGACGAAGGCAAGCGCGTTTGTCGCAAGCTGTCCGTTGATTGGACACGCAAAACTGTTTGCAAGGGCTCTGTGGTGAAGTCAAACGCTCCGGCGGATGAAACGGTGCGGACGTTCGTTCGCGCGCCTGTGTCGGGCTTGTTGGTCGATCGTACAGCTGAATTGAGAGGTTCGCAGCTCGATCTTGACGAAGTCTCTATTCAAATCATTGCAGCAATCAAAAAGGCATCCGAAGACGGCATGCCTTACACGCAACACGGGCCAAATAGCCTTTATGCCAGACGCAACGAGCTTCCCACTGAACTTCAAGATCTAAGTCGTCGGAAGATCGAAGAGGCCATCGTTCAGACGCTTCTGAATGATCAAAAGATCGTCAAAGCTGTCGCGAAGGGGAGCAAGACAGCTCAATGGCTCGACGTTCCAAAGGGCCCGTTTGCGATCGGTGTTGGAGAATTTTCGACGGGAGCAAAAGCCTATGAAAGTAATTAGCATGGTCGAGTTTTGGGATGTCGTTGGTCGTCTTTTCGGGCGTCTGAAATCTGCTTTTCGCGTCTCTAATCCGTTCCCGTTTCCATCGTTACCACTGGTAACGAAAAAAGTGGTAACGGGAAATAGTTATATAAATCATATAATTAGCCGTTACCAGTTACCAAAGGCGTTACCAGTACAACCCATTGATTTTATTACGTTTCCGGCGTTTCCATCCGGGGTATATCCCCTACGGGGATATATACCCCCCATACTGGGAATGGTCTGGGGGTTATATGCCATTGGTCATAGATTTTTTTTAAAGCGGTCACGCACAAAGTTTTTTCGTCATACGAAAATAAAAATACTTTCGTCACAGGTTTCGTTTGTAGGGGGTGTGGCATGACCCCGTTCGCTAGTTTGTTTGCCGGATCCGGTATCCCGCTTTCTTCCGTGAATAACGATCAATGCCGTTGGCCCATCGATGGAGGCAAAGCAGGACATCCGCTTTGCTGTGGTGAACCGATTGTTGATTTCTGTCGCTACTGCGAACGCCACGCCAGGCTTGCATATCCTGATCATGGATTGCCAAAGGCGAATAGAAATTCACAAACTTACGAAGGTGCAAAATGAAGAGAAAAGACACAAGATTTGATGTTGTCGAAATCTCTGATCGTATCGATCAAGCGGCTGAAACACTGCGCAGGTTGCCGCCTGTGCGTGTGCGTGGCTATCGCAGCAATTGGCCGACGATCATCTACAGCGCAAACGAGGCTTATGGTTGGGAACCATCGAAGCATGTGAAGTCTATTCCGACAGGTCAAGAGATCGATGAGATGGAAGAGGTTGTCGATTGGTTTTTAAAAATTAAAAAGCAAAGCGAACTAACGCCATACGAAACCAAGTTGATTTGGTGGCGCGCATTTGGCGATAAGTGGGACGCAATCAAGTACAAAACAGGCTATGGCGAGACCAAATTGCGCGCTGATTGGAAAAGAGCGATCATAAAAACGATGCTTTTCGTGAATTTTATGGGGTCTAACTATATGAAATGATTCAATACTACCCTGCGCGGGGTTTTGTTGTGAGGGTTGTGAGGGTTTTATGGTAAAAGGAATTATACGATCGCAGAGGCGTACGCGCACTGCACAAACAATTTTCAACACGAAAAAATATGATCCGACCAACCGCCGCGCAGCGTGGTTACGGGCCCGATTGGCGTCGCCTTCGTGCGATTGTCCCTAAAACGCCATGCGTTTGTTGCGGTGCCCCGTGGACAAGTAGGCATAACCTAGATCACAGGATTGCGCGTGCGGTTGGCGGAACTGACGACCCGACAAATCTGCAATGGCTTTGCCATGATTGCCACAGCGCCAAGACAGCAACACATGATGGTGGATTTGGCAATAGGCGCAACGCACAGTATGTGCGCGTGATCGTGCGCGGATGCGATACGACAGGCCGACCAACCGACCCTAATCATCCGTGGAATGCGAAGGCATCCACAAGCCACACAGATGGCGCGTGATGAGGCATTGGTTCGGAGGTGCCGACGCAGCGGGCACAGAAGCGCAGCGCAATGACAGGCCAACACGGAGGGGATAGGGGGTGTAAATCCTCACGGCCCACAGGGGCCAAGACCGTGTGGGGCCTCAATTCGCACAACCGCAGTTGAAAGGAAAAAGGGTAAATGGCAAATCCCCGGACGCCGACGCACCTGAAATTGGTGACGGGCAATCCAGGCAAAAGGGCCATGCCCAAAAACGAGCCGAAGCCGAAACGAAAAATGCCGGCACGGCCGCCCCATTTGTCCGAAGGGGCAAAGAAGGCTTGGAACCAATTATCGAAGTTGCTTTTCCGAATGGGTGTTCTGACGGAGGCCGACGGCTTCGCCTTGGAACAGCTTTGTGAAACGCGCGCCGAAATTTTAGAGGCTCAACAGACGATAGCCGAAGAAGGACGTTATCAGCACGTTACGACTAAAGCCGGCGGGGAAATGATCCGGCTTCATCCGGCCGTCACTCAAAAGGGCGACGCAGAGCGCCGCTATCGTGCGTGGCTAAATGAATTCGGACTGACTCCTGCGGCTCGATCGAAAGTGAAGGCGGCAGAAGAAAATGACCCGGAAGATCCGACAGAAAAATACTTTGCCTGATAAGGCTACAGATTACGCACGATCAGTTATTGCCGGCGAGACGGTTGCCGGGCCATCCATAAGGGCGGCATGTAAACGCCATTTGGATGATTTGGTCGATGGCCCGAAGCGTGGTTTTGTTTGGGACATTGTGGCCGCAAATCGGGTTATCGGTTTTTTCCACGATGTATTGAGGTTAAACGGCGGCGAACACGAAGGACGACCGTTTGATGTCGAGCCTTGGGAAGCGTTTGTTTTAGGAAGTTTGTTCGGCTGGAAGAATGCCGACGGCTACAGACGCTTTCGCGTCGCATTTATCGAAACAGGGAAAGGATCTGGTAAAAGCCCATTAGCCGCCGGCATTGGGATTTATATGCTTGTCGCGGACGATGAGCCGCGCGCGGAAGTGTATGCGGCCGCGACGAAACGCGATCAGGCGATGATTTTGTTTCGTGACGCTGTTGCGATGGTAGATCAGTCGCCAAAGCTCAAGCAAAAGCTGACGAAGTCCGGAACTGGCTTGAACGCATGGAACCTTGCCTATTTAGAAACAGGTTCATTTTTCCGGCCGATTAGTTCGGAGAACACAGGTAAAGGCCAATCGGGCCCACGACCGCATTGTGCGTTGCTCGATGAGGTGCATGAACATCCGACCAACGCAATTGTTGAGTTTATGCGCGCCGGTACAAAGGGCCGCCGCCAGGCGTTGATCTTTATGATCACGAATAGCGGAACAAGCCGGACATCGGTTTGTTATGAATATCACGACTACGGATGCAAGGTCAGTCGTGGCGACATTAAGGACGATACGTTTTTTTCATTCGTTTGTGATTTGGATGAAGGCGACGATCCATTTAAAGACAAGGCTTGTTGGAAAAAGGTGAACCCTACGTTGGGCATCACCATTCGCGAAGATTATTTAGAGGAACAAGTTACACAAGCGCGCGGAATGCCATCGAAAGAAGGCATCGTGCGTCGTTTGAACTTTTGTCAATGGACAGACGCAACAAGCCATTGGGTTGGCGCCGACGTTTGGGATAAAGCACAAGTTGAATTTGACCCGGAAGAAATGCGTGGTCGCCCATTATTCTCGGCACTTGATCTTTCGAGCAAGCGCGACTTAACGGCGCGCGCTGACGTATGGATCGCACCCGATGGAACATTCGATGCGGATGTTCATTTTTGGACGCCGCTCGACACGATGGACGAACGAGCAAGAGCCGACAAGGTTCCTTATCGTGAATGGTCTGAAAGTGGTTTTTTGGAAGCTGTGCCAGGACGTGCAATCGATTATCAGTATCCGGCGCGATCACTTGCGACGCTTAGTGCGGCTCACGACATGAGAGCATTGGCCTATGACCAATGGCGCATGGAAGATTTTCAGCGGGAATTGGATGATCTAGGCATCGATACATGGCTGTGGGAAGGCCCGGACGAACCTGTTGGTTCTGGTTTGTGCCTTGTTAGACACGGTCAGGGGTATCAAGGAGGAAGTGCAAAATATCTTCTTTGGATGCCACGATCTGTTGAATTGCTGGAAGAAGCTCTGATGCAGGGAAAATTACGGATCAGGCAAAATCCAGTTCTTACATACAATTCATCTTCGGCTGTTCTTGTTCCTGATCCCGCGGGAAATCGCAAATGGGAAAAGCGGAAAAGCACTGGTCGAATTGACGGAATAGTTGCTCTTTGCATGGCTGTTGCAGCGGCGTCTTTTCTCGGTGATGCCGATGGAAGCGTTTATGAGGAGCGAGGTCTAATTATCGTCTAAGGGGAAAAGAATGGGTCGGATGCCATCAACTCGCGATCGGCGTTGCGTTAGAGCAGCGGATTTCGGAACACGGGAACAATGGCGCCGACTTAATCTTCAAGTGCATGAAACAGCGCGCGCAGGGATTTGTGTCGTGCGCGATGCTGACGAATCCGTTCTTGATGTTTTCGTTGCGCGCGGGTTGCTCGAACCAGAAGAACGTGATGCAGGTCTTGAGCTTCGTCGGGATTATGAGAAAGCCAAGTTAAGACATTCCGTTGTTTCAAGTTATTCGTCTGTTAGAAGTCCCTACAATCCATATGGATCTAGCAGTGATAGGACTGACGAAGAGGAAGCTGCATATAAACGCTGGCGCGAAGCTCTGCGTTTTGCCGGTTCGGTTTGTAGCAATGTGCTTGTGACAGTTGCTTGCGATGATATGTACCCAATTGATGATCAAAAGAAGTTTTTGAAGCATGGCCTTCGATCACTTGTTAAATGGTATTGCGAATACGCGAATTAAGAAATTTATGAGGATAGGATGAAACTTTTTCAAAACCTTTTCACATGGAAAGGCATGGCGAAAAAGTCGTCCGCAACAGTTCTGGATGATATTGTTCTCGCCCTACGCGGTGCTAGCAGGACGTCAAACAGCGGTGTCGTTGTCAATTGGACAACGGCGGTGCAAGTCGCTGCCGTCTTCGGGTGTGTTCGTGTCTTAGCTGAAAGTGTTGCGCAGCTTCCGTTGATCTTGAACAGAGATTTGGGCGATGGAAACTATCAGGCGGCTAAGGATCACGCTCTTTACAAAATTTTGAAGCTCAAGCCAAATCCTTGGCAAAGTTCGTTTGAGTTTCGCGAGACCATGATGTGGCACATGGTTCTTACGGGCAATGCGTTTGCATTTATCAACCGTTTGAGTAATGGCAACATTGCGGAACTAATCCCGGTTCAACCGCAACAAGTAAACGTCAGGCGTTTGTCTGATTATTCGTTGGTTTATGAAATTACCGATGATTTTGGAAATCGGGCGCAGTTTGAGCAAGATGAGATCCTGCATATTTGTGGCCCAAGTTGGAATGGCTGGATCGGGTTGGATCCTGTTCGTCTTGCGCGCGAAGCTATCGGCCTTGGCCTTGCAACCGAAGAACATGGCGCGCGGATGTTCTCAAACGGCGCGAGAATTGGTGGAGTTTTAGAAACTGAACAAACGCTTAAAAAGGATGTTATTGAGCGGATCCGCGCACAATTTGAAGAAATTTACGGCGGACTAGGCAACGCCGGCAAGACGGCGATTTTGGAACAGGCTTTGAAATGGAAGCCCGTGTCTATGAATGCCGAAGAGGCGCAGTTTTTAGAAACGAGAAAATTCCAGGTCATTGAGATTTGCCGAATTTTCCGCGTTCCGCCCCATCTTGTGTTTGACCTTGAACGGTCGACAAATAACAACATCGAACATCAAGGTCTTGAGTTCGTTCAATACACATTGATGCCGTGGCTTGTGCGGTGGGAACAGGCGATTGCCTGTCAAATGCTCAATGATGATGAACAAGAAGAGCTTTACGCCCATCACGAGCTTGATGAGCTTTTACGTGCGGATATTGTCAGTCGATATACAGCTTATGGAACGGCGCGACAGTGGGGCTTTTTGTGTGTCGATGAAATCCGCAAGAAGGAAGGTTTGCCGCCTTTGCCAAATGGCCGCGGCAAAATTTATTTGCAGCCTGTGAATATGGTTGATTCCGCAAACCCTGTCGTTCCGCAAAATTCAGGCGACACAAATCAAGACCCTAATGGATCGAAAATGGGGCGCGTTATTTCAGGAGCAAACGAAAAACTTATTGTTAGCGCGCGCGACAATTTAACCACCGTTCTTACTCAGCTTGAACCGACGGCGGATCAAGCACAATAATTCGGAGAAAATAATATGGCTGAAAACAAATATCTTGCACCCGTCGGGTGCGAGCTGAAACTTGTTGACGATCAGCAAGGCGTTTTTACCGGCTATGGATCCGTTTTTAATGTCACAGACTTTCAAGGTGACGTCGTAGTTCCGGGAGCATTTTCAAAAAGCATTTCCGCTTTGTCGACCAAAGGAAAACCTTTGTCGATGCTTTGGATGCACGATCCAACGGAACCGATTGGCGTTTGGGATGATGTTTCCGAAGATAATGTTGGCCTAAAGCTGAAAGGACGCCTCGCTCTTGAAACACAAAAAGGCAAGGAAGCCTATGAGCTGATGAAAATGGGCGCCTTGTCCGGTCTTTCGATCGGTTATCGCGTCGTGGATCGTGAGTGGAAGGGAGATATTCGCCTATTGAAACAGGTTGATTTGCTTGAGGTCTCTCTTGTCACGTTTCCTGCGAATGATGATGCGCGCGTGACTGGCGTCAAAACGGGAAATGAACGCATTAAAACAATTCGAGAATTTGAGGAGTTCCTTCGGGATGAAGGGGGCTACTCATGTGCCCAGGCGAAGGCAATAGCGTCGTCTGGTTTCAAGGCCAAACCGGAACATCGGGATGATGACGGGGAAATCGGCCAGCTGTTGGCGAGCATTCAGCGCGCCAGCGTGGTTATCAACCCAACATCTTGAGGAAAACCGATGAAAAACATGAATGAACCGGATGCTCTGATCGAGCATAAGGACGAAACGGATATTGGTCAGGTTAAACGTGCCGTCGATGGCATGCTTTCCGCTTTTGACGAATTCAAAAAGGCCAATGACCTTCGTTTGAAAGAAATCGAGAAGCGCGGCGCCGCCGATCCGTTGATCGAAGAGAAGCTCAACAAAATCCAGGACGCTATGGACGCGGCCGAAGAAGCTAAAAAGGCAGCTTTGGCAGCGGAGACGAAAGCCGGCCGCAGCCGTTTGAGCGGCGAAAGCAAGGATCTGCCCCCGCAGCAAGCCGAATACAAGAAGGCCTTCGAGAAGTATTTGCGCAAGGGTCATGATAATGGCTTGGGTGAGTTGCAAGAAAAAGCCATGTCCGTTGGTTCGGATGCTGATGGCGGTTATTTTGTCCTGCCGGAACGCTCGAATGAGATTATCCAGTTGGTTACTGAAACGTCGCCCATGCGTCAGCTTGCGACGGTTATCACGATCAGCACGGATGCTTATGAACAGCCGCGCCGTACTTCGCGCGCCAGTACCGGCGGGTGGGTTTCAGAACAAGGCACTCGAAACCAAACAAGCACGCCGCAGATTGGCATGTTGCGCATTCCCGTGCATGAAATGTATGCGCAGCCCGCAGCCACGCAGAAAGTTCTGGACGATCATGCTATCGATATTGAAACATGGTTGGGCGGACAGATTGCCGATGAGTTTTCCTTCTTGGAAAACACCGCTTTTGTTGGCGGTAGCGGCGTAGGCCAGCCTTTGGGCTTTTTGAATGTTGCGTCTGGTACGAGCGGCATCGATCAGATTGAACAGATTGGATCTGGCACGTCGGCAACGGTTACGACGGACAGCTTGATCGCTATCCAAGCCGCCTTGAAGGATCCTTATCAGCCGAATGCAACTTGGTTGATGAACCGCCTTGTTAAGCGGAACATTCGCCAGTTGAAGAACGGAACCACGGGCCAATATCTGTGGGAGCCCGGTGCTTGGGCTGGTTTACCGCAAGGTGTTCCTGACACGCTTTTGGGCAAGCCCGTTGTTATGGCAACGGATATGCCCGTTGCTGCCGCGAATAGCTTGTCTGTTGCTTATGGCGACTTCAAGAAGGGTTACACGATTGTCGATCGTCTCGGCATTCGTGTCATTCGCGATAATTTGACCACGAAACCAAACATCTTGTTCTACACGACCAAGCGTGTCGGTGGCGGTGTGGTCAATGGCGAAGCGATCAAGCTCTTGAAGCTCGCTTAATTCTCGAACAATGAAAGGAGAAGATCATATGCGTGATCTTAAAAGTAACATTGGCTTCGACATTTCGCTCGCGTCGGCGGCTCGTACCGCTTCTGCGAACGGCAACGGCTCTGATCTAAAGGGGTTTGAAGGCGTTGTCGCAGTGATTTTGCCGGGCACCATCACTGATGGTACGCACACACCGAAGCTGCAAGAATCCGACGACAACGCCACTTTTACGGACGTTGCCGCAAGCGATATGCTCGGCTCGTTTGTCAACATTGCTTCTAACACGGCTCAAAAAGTCGGTTACATCGGCATTAAGCGTTACGTGCGCTTGGTCTCGACAGTAGCGGGAGCAACGACCGGTGGCGTCTATACCGGCATCATCGTCAAGGGCGTCGCCGCGGGACGTCCTGTAGCGTAATTATCCTTGTGGGGATGAGGATAAGGGGGCGAGAGGTTTCTTTCGCCCCCTTTTTTTAAGGATAAGCCATGAAAATAATCATGAAGAAAACGCTTGATGTGGCTCCCGACGGGATCCACGTCACGACTTACAACAAAAGTGAAGAACACGTTCTCATTGGGGATCGAGAAGAAGACCTTGCATCTGTGTTGGTCAATATCAAGGCGGCGACAGTTGTTGAGGATGATCCGTCGGCTTCGACCGATCAATCCACGGATGCTGCTGCGGACAAAACCTCTAACGATGCTTCCGCTTCGACTTCGACGACTGAAACGGCCGCTGAAGTGTCTGGCGAGACGGCTTCGACCGATCAATCCGGCGAGAGCAAATAAGGTAAAATTATGCTGACTATAACCAGTCCTGCGACGAATAGGCACCTAACAACGCTTGATGCGGCAAAAATCGAGCTTGGGCTTTCCGATACTTCGCAGGACTCGGTTTTAGGAACGATGATCGATCAAATGAGTAGTTTGGTCGAAACATATTGCAACCGTGTTTTTGCTCTTGAAACGGTCTCGGAAACAATGCGCTTGCCGCAGGGTCGTTTAGACAGGCCAATTCCAGGCGTGAAGCTGTTACAGCTCGAACGCTGGCCCGTTGTTTCAGTTTCTTCCGTGTATGAAAACGGAACGCTTCTCGATGGATTAAATTGGTATGTCGATTTGTCATTGGGGCATCTATTTCGCCTTGATGATGGGAAAAAGATTTGCTGGACAAACGAAATCATTACGGTTGCTTATCAGGCGGGTTATGTATTGCCAGGGGATACGGGTAGAAATCTTCCGGCAGATATTGAGTTGGCGACGCTTGAGCTTATTCGCACACGCTTTTTGACGAAGGGTCGTGATCCAACAATTCGGTCTGTAAACATTCCTGGCGTGATGCAAACTGATTATTGGGTCGGCGGTATGTCAGATAACGGAGCCATTCCGCCGAATGTAGCCGGAATACTGGATCAATATAGGGTTGTGGGGATGTCTTAATGGACACCACAACCATGATTTCACAGCTTCAAGCCGCTCTTGCTGGCGCGGGCTCTATAGTTGTTTTGCGCAGACCGGCGAACGGATCCGGAATAGATATTGATGTTTCTGTGTTGGCGGCCATTAGGGGTTATCAGCCCCATGAGCTGATCGGTGGGATTATCCAGGGCGATCGCCAAGTTGTAATGGGCAATACGGAAATTGAAGCAGCTGGGTGGCCGTTACCGCCCAAGAAGAACGATGTTGTCATTGTTCGCGGAAAAACCATGAAGGTAATTGAAGTCGACATTGTCGAGGTTGACTCGACAATCGTTCGTTACAATTTGCAGGTGCGCGGCTGATGGGGATGAGCGCACAAACGTTTTCCCGCGATTTGAAGATTGCCACGGCTGGTCTTGAACCAAAGGCTATAAAAGCAAAATTGGTTTCAGTTGCCAAAAGCAGTTTGGCAGAAGCACTACAAAGTGGTGAAGGTTCGCCCGATTTTGTGCGTATTGTGAATGGTGTTGTTGGAGAAGATGAAGACAAGGTCGTTTTGCCGGGCCCAATTGTTTACCAATTCAATTGGATTTCGGACGTCGCGGTCTATGCGGTTGCGTTTTTAAAGGCACGATGGAAAGTGATAGGGCCGCCAAAAGGTGGTCATTATCAAACTAGCTTTTTTGTTCTGGCCGATGGACATGAAATAACGCTCGCTGATGTCGAAAAATATTCAGAAATTGCCATCATTAACGAGCAGCCTTACGCCAGAAAGGTGCAAGTAGGATCAAAGGGGTTTTCGGTTCCAAAAGGTCTTTTTGAAAATTGTCGGCAATCGATCTTTAGAAAATTTGGAAGCGGTTTGTTCAATGTCGAAGTCAAATATGTCACCCTGTCGGGCGGATATGTTTTAAAGGGACGTGCCGGTAAGAAAAAGGCAAAACAAAATCTTCAAAGCAGTGCTTTTAGGGCTGGCCGAGGAACGCTTGCCGCCAGAAAAGATACCGCTGCCGGACAACCGTTGCGGTATCCGGCTTTAGTCATTAGCGAAAAGAAATAACAATGTCTTCCGATGTCGTTTACAGCGCGATTAAGAATTTTCTTACCGCGATTTGGACAGCCGTGCCTTTGGTGTTCGAGAACGAAAACTATGATCTGCCTGATGACCCGTCGCCATATGTTTATGTCGAAATAAGCGGCAATCTATACGCGCAGCAATCGATTGGCGCGACATCTTCGGTATCGAATCTATGGCGTGAACAAGGATTGCTTTGGATCCATGTTTTTGTGCCGTCAGGAACCGGAAGCCTGTTGGCCAGGCAATATGCAAAGCAAATTGCGGATTTGTTCCGAGGGAAAGAGTTGCTTTCCGGCAAACTAATTTTTCGGGATATTTCAATCGGCATGGGTCAAACAGCGGATGAAGATGGAAATTATTGGCGCCTTTCGGTGAGTATCGAATGGCAAAACGACAACTGAAGGAGTGAGGAATGTTTCTAGTTAAACAGGCGTTCAAGACGCCACTGCGTAGCTTTATCGAAGGGCAATCTATTTCAGCGGAAGACATCGACGGACTGTTGTCGGTCGATCAATGGGTTTCCCTTGGTTTCTTGCAAATCATTTCTGCGTCGACGTCGACAGACCAAGCGGCGTCTTCCGAAACGACCTCGGACACGGCGGCCGATAAGTCCAGCGATTAGACCGCCGGTTAATCATCATCGAAACACAAGCCGCCTTTTGGGCGGCTTTTTTATTGGGGGAATGAAATGTCTGATTCCAATCGGGTTAGAGTAGCCGTCGTTAAAGAGTCCACGTTTGGTACAACGCCGGCTTCACCTCGCATGCGCACAATGCGCACGACTGGGGAAAGCCTTAAGTATTCACCAAAATTTTCAAACTCAAATGAAATTCGCGCCGATCGCATGAATGCGGATCCCGTGAAGGTCAATGAAGAAAACCAAGGTGCAGTTAATTTTGAGCTATCTTATCCTGTCGACCTTTCGCCTTTGAGCGAAACTTTTGCTTCTGGCTTGTATAGCAGCTGGGTTTGCACGCCGTACCGCGATAACGATGGGACGGCCGACAGCGTTATTACGCAAGTTACGTCTTCCACCGGGGCCGTTACAGTCGCATCCGGCACGTCATTCGTTTTGGGTCATTTGGTTCGGTTTAACGGGTTCGGGAGCGCTGCGAACAATGGTTTATTCCGTTGTACGACTGGCAGCTCGACCTCACCGATCTTTGTGTCGCAAGGGTTGATTGATGATGCGGCCCCAGCGGCCGCGGCGCGTATGAAAGTGGTAGGCTTTCAAGGTGTCGCCGCCGACATTACGGCAACCGCGACAGGCTTGGCGTCAACAACGCTTGATTTTACAACGCTTGGATTGGTTGTTGGTCAATGGATCAAGATCGGGTCAAGTGCAACGGTTTGCCAGTTTGCTACTGTCGCAAACAACGATTGGGCACGAGTTACGGCCATTGCGGCGCATGCAATTACACTTGATAATCTGCCGACAGGTTGGGCGGTCGACGCCGGAACCGGCAAGACGATCAATGTATTTTTTGGCGATTATATCCGCAATGGCACGACCCGTTCGTCGTTGACGATCGAACGCGGTTTTCTTGATCAATCGGTTCCAACCTACATTGCGCAAAAAGGCATGGTTGTCGGCCAGTTTGATTTGAAATTTGACACGGAACAATCAATTACCGGCAGCGCGACATTTTCAGGCCTTTCCGGTTCTCAATCGACATCGGCCTTGAGTGCTACGCCAGACGCAGCGACGACAAATCAAGTTATGTCGGCCAGCGTTAGCGTCGCGCGCATTGCAGAGGCCGGAACGGCGATTTCGAGCCCGAATTGGAGCAAGTCCCTTTCTTTATCCATTAATAACAACCTTCGCAGCTTGGCCGCTTTAGGGGCTGTTGGCGCGGTTGATATGGGTGCCGGCGCTTGTGCGATCACGGGATCGATGGAAACCTATTTTGGGTCGAATGCCATGCTTCAAAAATTGATGAATGGCACCGTCAGCAACTTAAATGCCCGCTCTGCTAAGAACAATCAGGCACTTGTTTTGACATTGCCGCGCGTGATGTACACGGACGGCGCCCCTAATGCCAGTCAGCAAAATCAGGATGTGACTTTGCCGTTGAGCTTCACCGCTTCAGTCGACACAACGACAAACAGCATGATCCAATTTGATCGTGTGGAATATTTTGAATAAGGGAGCCGTTAACATGACAGTCAAAATTGAATCCTTAAGAGCAAACGTCAAACGCGAAACCGAAGGTGATTGGATTGATATTCCCGATCTCCCTGGCGTACGGCTTAAAGTTCGGTCGTTTCATTATGGGCCATTTCGGATCGCGCGCGATCAACTAAACCAAAGGTTGGTTCGTAAATATGGACGCGAACCTATTCCGGCCGATGAAGCATCCCGCGAGTATGGGCGTCTTTATCACGAACATATTTTGCTCGATTGGGAAGGTTTCGATGTCGAGTATGATACCGATATTGCGTTGGATATGTTGCTTGATCCGGCTTATCGAACCTTGATTGGTCACATCGAATATGCCGCAAGCAAAATTGCGGCTGTTGAGGCTGAATTTATCGAGAAAACAACAAAAAACTAAGGGCGGCGCTGCGCTGGGATCTCGAACACAGCAAAAACGATGAGGCTTGGTTTAGCAAGCTATCGGAGACGCCAGAAGCAGCGCCCTACATTCAAAACCTTATACGGCCGGAAGAAGCAAGATGGCCGGATTGGGCTGATCTATATAGGTTCGCATGGGGTGTTCTTCAAAATGATCATCCTTATGGGGCATTAGGTGGCGTTCTTCCTCTTCCGTTTTCTACGATCGATGTTTTTGCACGACGCTTTCAAATCGAAGGCGAACATTTCGACAGGTTTTGTTTTTTGATCATGGAAATGGACAGCGAATATATCGCATGGGCCAACAAGAAGAAATGACGGTGGTTAGATGACTGTTAGACTTGAATCCTTGCGTGTTCAGGCGGATATGGATGCGTCCGCTTATGTGCAGGGTGCCGCCGAAAAGGCTCAAGCCGATCAAAAAATGGTCGATAGCGCCCAGGCGGTCGATGCGGCCGTACAGAAAACAGAACGCACAATCAGTCAAAGCACATCGGGTTTAGATAAAGTTCGCAACCAACTTGATAAATCGGCGAAGGCCGCCGCCGATTATGCGGTTGCTGTTTCTCGTATCAATACGGCTTATGAAAAAGGACGGATCACTGCGCCAGGGACAAGAGATGCTTTAAGTGGGCCAGCCGCCCAGGCGGAACGTGATCGGCTTTTGAAACTAGCAAAAGAACGCTATTCGCCCAGCAATCAAAATTCATTTGGCGGAAATTTTTCATATACGGATGCCGAGATTTTGCGTTCTGGCGCAATCAACGTGGTGCAATCGCTTGGCGCTGGAATGGGTGTAGGTCGTACGCTTGAAACACAGTTTTTCCAAACCGCACCTGCGTTGCCCGCTTTGTTTTCTGCGATTGGTGGTGGTGCTATTGCGGCGACAACGGCAATAACAGTTTTGGCTGCGGCGATGGCGGTTATTGGTTATCGAGCTGTCAGCATTCAAACGGAACTGCGCAAATTTAATGTTGCTCTGCTTGGTATGGGGCGTAACGGCGAAATGTCTGCTAATCAGCTTCATGGTTATGTTGAGCTTATGCGGGACACCGGTTTTGATAAAGACGAAGCGATCACTTCGGCAATGCAAATTGCGCGTTCCAAAAATATCAATGGTCGTTTAGGCGGACAAATTTCAGGGGCTATTTCGGATTTTGCGGCAGGAAGCGGACTAAGCACGGGAGATGCGACTAAATCCTTGGTTGATATTGCAACGAAGGGTTGGCCGGCCATCCAACAGTTAGACGAACAGTACAGATTTTTAACGACGGACGAATACGCGCACATTAAAGCTCTTGAAGAACAAGGTCGCCAAATGGAAGCGACTTCCGAGGCAATAGTTTCGTTGCAGCGTCGATTTAAAGACCTTTCCACTCTGAATCGTGGGGAAGTGGCACAATCATTTCATGATTTAGGACGTTCTTTCGATAATTTTGTTGATCATGTCGCAAGTAGCGATGGATGGAAACATTTTATTGAAGGCTTTTCGGTCATGAGCCGATTTGTCATCGAGTCTTGGCAAGGTAGTTTGTTTGGTTACGATAGCTTAGGCAAAAAAACAAAAGATCAGTCGTCAGCGGAAGAGAATTCGGTTCAAGCAAAAAATGAAGCTGATCGTACTATCGCTGAAAAAATGCGCGTCGATTTCAACGAAGACCTTTCAAAAAAACAAGAGATTTATGGCGTTTCTCCCGGAAGCCGTTATTTAATTCAATCTCGACAAGAAGCGGAACACGATGCCTTAAACCAAAATATGGGGCCATCGCAAAAGCAAGCCTATGTTGAAGGTAAGGTTGGTCTTGCTCGCGCTGAACACGTCGGAGCGATCAGCGATCAAAATACAGAGCTGCAAAAGAATATCTCTTTAACGATGTCAGCCGCCCAAGCATACACGGAAAGTGCCGCGTCTGGCGTTCGCGCAGATATGCAGAAAACAGCCGCTTTGGATGCTTGGAAAACTGGCATAGATCAAGTCACGCACGCACAGCAATTATTATCGCAATGGGTTGCCCAAGCCGCGCTTTCAGGCGCGCAAAGCCTTAACACACTTCGTTTACAGGTGGCCGCAACACAGAATTCCGCTCGTGCAGCTGCGATAAGTGCCCAGGCGGAAGAAGAGGCAACGCTGCAAGAAAAAATTCGTCAAGCCACGCTTCAACAAACAACGGCAATGGAACTTGCCAGCGGCCAGCAAAAGGAAGAATTGGCGCAGCAAATCGCCGAAACGACCCGTAACATTAGGTTGCAAGCGGCGGCAGAAAAAGAACTATCTCACAACCGCACCATGCGGGAAGGAACACGCGATCTTGGATATGCGAACGCTGAATTGAGTATTGCACAATCTGGTGCAAGCGACGGTGAAGTTCGAAAAATGCAGCTTCAACTTGAGCAAATGAAAAAGCTGGACGAATTGCGCGATAAGTATGGCTCAAATACGGGCATGATCAATGAGGAAATGGGGCTTTTCGTTCAAAAACAAAACGTTGACGAAATGACCCGGATGTTTAACGAGATCAAAGAACAGTCGAGGCAGGTTTCAAGCGAAATGGCTTCTTCCTTTATCAGCGGTTTTAAGGAGTCAGCAAATCAGGGCCACACCATTTACAAGAATGTTATGGCGGGGATTTTAAATATCGCCGAAGACGCTTCCGAGAAACTTGCCAAAATGCTTCTTGAAAAAGCGATCTTTGATCCTATTGCATCGGGGCTTGTTAGTAGCTTGCCAAGCATGTTTGGTATCGCTTCGTCAGCTTCTTCAAGTAGCACAAGCAGCAGTACGTCGAGCGGTTTATTTAGTGGTTTTTTCAGTGCATTGGGATTTCGTGCCGGTGGTGGCGAAACCTATGCCGGCAACCCATATGTTGTTGGTGAAAATGGCAAAGAGCTTTTTATCCCAAAAACAAATGGCACAATCGTTTCAAACAGCAATTTAGCTCAAAGTACCTCATCAAGTCCGAATTTTAATTTTGACGTCAAGGTGAATGGGGCGGCTGCGGGTAATCCCAAACTAGCCCAACAATCGGGCAACGCTTTTGCCAGAGCAGCAAAGGCCGAGATTATCAACATTTTGCAGGAACAGCAGCGTTTCGGCGGCGTTCTTTATCGGTAAATCATGACAATTTCGACATTTTCACCACCCCGTGCACCAAGTCCGGGGTCAAAAAAGACGCCTGAATTCAAGAAAAAAAGTTTTGGCGATGGTGATGATTACGTCCAAGAAGCACCGGATGGCATCAACCCAATCGTGTGGGTTTGGGATCTTACTTGGGACATGCTTTCGGTAAGTGACGCCCAGGCGATAGAAGATTTTATGAAAACGGTTGGGACGTGGACGCCGTTTTACTACACGGTGCCGAACGACATTCAAAGAAAATACAAGATTAAGAGCTTTGTTCGAGCCTCATCAGACTCCGGTGTCGCCGAAACTGTCACTATGACGATCCGCGAGACGCATAACCCATGACAACCACAAACGCTTATTTAGCCGAGACCCAACAAAAGTTGGATGTCGGTGAAGCATTCGTTTGGCTTTACAGTCTTGACGTTTCGTCAAAAGGCGCCGGAATTCTCTATTGGACGCCGGATAAGCCAAAGGACGGATCCGGTTTAATTACATGGCAGGGAAACGCTTACACGTCTGTCGACATCGAGGCGTCAGGTTTTGAGAAAACGACATCCGGCACTCTGCCACGCCCTCAATTATCGATCGGAAACGCCGATAACCTTGTTGGTGCATTACTTTCACAATATGGCGACGTCAAGGGATGTCAGGTCACACGAACGAAGGTTCTTTATAGCTGCCTTGATGGTCAAGCGAACGCCGATGCAACGGCGGAATGGCCAACGGACATTTTTCGAGTTGAACGGAAAATATCCCAAAACAAAAACAAGGTTGTTATCGAGCTTGCGCCAGCAACGGACAACATGGGCGCAAAGGTGCCGGGCCGTCCCATATTGAGGGATGTCTGCACACACATTTATAGAACGTATGACGGGTCTTCGTTCAATTACACCTGCGCGACATGCCCATACGCCGGAACAAGTTATTTCAATTCTTTGGGCGCTGTTTGCTCAATCGCTAGTGATGTTTGCGGAAAGCGCTTGTCGGATTGCAAATTGCGGTTTGGATCCGATCCGCTTCCTTTTGCCGGTTTCCCCGGTGTCGATAAAGTAAGGACATCTTAAAATGACATTTCAAAAAGCGGATTTCTCCGCCGAGATCATCTCGGCGGCAAAGGCTCATGCTGTCTCTTGTTATCCAAATGAAAGTTGTGGGCTTGTTGTTTCGGGCGCTTATGTGCCCTGTGAAAACACGGCAACCGATCCAACAAATAACTTTAAAATAGATGCTGAAAAAGTAGTCGATGCCGGAGAAAACCTTGAAGCGGTAATTCATAGCCACCCTGATGGTGTCGCATGGCCCCGAAAAGCGGATATGCAATCGCAAATTGACACTGGCGTGATTTTTGGTGTCATTCCCTGCAATAAACTCGAAGCATTTGATCCTGTGTTTTGGGGCGACTATAGGCTTGAGGAACCACTAATCGGGCGTTCTTTTGTGCCTGGCGTTTCTGACTGTTACTCGCTCATTCGCGCTTATTATTGGCAAGTCAAAGGGATCAAACTTCCTGATTTCGCCCGCGATGAAGAATGGTGGAACCAAGGCGAGGATATTTACCGCGCTAACTTTAGCGCCGCTGGGTTTTCAATCATCGATGCCGCCGACGCTAAGTCCGGCGACGTGTTTCTTGGCATGGTCAATTCGTCCGTCCCAAATCATGGGGGCATTCTGTTCGATGATCGTGGTTTGGGACTGCATCATCTCGCCAATAGGTTAAGCCGACGCGAAAGCATCTTGCCGTGGCGGCGGTTTATAACGCTTTGGCTGCGTTATTCAAAAACAGCGGAATAAGCAAATGGCATCCGTTGTTTTACATGGCGACCTCAAAAGGTTTGGCGGCCCATTTAATCTTGACGTTAAGACGCCGTCCGAAGCTGTACGCGCTTTGTGCATACAGCTGAAGGGATTTCGCAAAAGACTTGGTGCCGGGCAATTCAAAATTATCCGCAAATCTAAAGGCAGCAAAGGAAGATTCCTAACCGAAGACACTTTAACAATGGGGATTGCGCCTTGGCACGAGATCCACATAACGCCAGTTGTTTCCGGCAGTAAAGGCGGTGGAGGAAAAGCCCTGATTGGTTTGGCGGTAGTTGCTGCGGCTTTCACTTTTGGCGCCGGCGCATTTATCGCGGCGGGCGATATGTCTCTTGCTGCGACCGGAATGGCGACAGAAGCATTTAGTGTTGCTGGATACGGCGTTTCTTTCTCTCAAATTGCTGGGTTTGGCGCGGCCATGATTTTTATGGGCGTTGCTCAAATGCTTTCACAAACAAGAAAAACATCGGCGGCGGACACAAACGCCAGCTTTTTGTTTAGTGGCCCCGCCAATGTAACGACACAAGGCGTTTCGGTTCCGCCTGTATATGGCGAATTTATTTGTTCGTCCGTTGTTATTTCATCCGAACTTACGGCAGAGAATATTTAAAATGGAATTGATTAGGGAGATCACGGGTTCCGGCGGCGGGAAATCCGGCGGTAGCTCGCGCGTGGCGCAAGAAGACGCCAATACGCTTCGATCAAATTCTTATGCGCGTGTTTTGGATGTGATCAGTGAAGGCCCGATTGTCGGCCTCGTAAATGGCGCTCAAAGCATCTATTTTAACGACACCCAACTTCAAAATGCTGATGGGACATACAATTTTGCATCTTACGATAGCAATGGAAACACGGAGCAATATGTTTCCAGCGTTTCGTGGGAACAGCGGACAGGTTTACCAGACCAAGATTATATGTCCGGCTTTACGGACTCGGCGTCGACCGCAACGGTTAATGTTGAGGTTAAAAAAGCAACAGCCATCACGCGCACCTATTCAGGCCCGATCGATGCTGTGCGCGTCACGATCAGCATTCCAGCTCTGACATATCAAGATACGTCGACGGGAGATTTGCACGGAAGCTCTGTTTCTTTGCAATTCTTCAAACGTGCAACGGGCACCCAAACGTGGATCGATGCTGGAACGGCGACGATTAGTGGAAAATGCGTTGCAACCTATCAGTTTTCCAAACGCATTGAACTTGGCGGTTCCACCGATTGGGACATAAAGGTTGTTCGCCTGACCGATGATAGCACAGTTAGCAGTGTTCAAAATCATACATGGTGGGCGACGACATCGCTTTTAACCGACGGAAAATTTATTTATCCAAATACGGCTTATGTTGGTCTTGCGGCTGATGCCGAATATTTTGGATCCACGATCCCGACCCGTGCCTATAAGGTCAAAGGTCTGATTGTTCAAGTGCCGTCAAATTATGATCCGACGACGCGAACCTATACCGGGACTTGGGACGGAACATTTAAAACAGCTTGGACGAATAATCCGGCGTGGGTTCTTTACGACATTCTGACCAATGCGCGCTATGGACTTGGGAGGTATCTAAAAGCTGTTCAGGTTGATAAGTGGACGCTTTACAGCATTGCGCAATATTGCGATGAGCTGGTCGATGATGGCTTTGGCGGACAAGAGCCAAGATTTACTTTTAATTATCAAATTACCGACACGGCCGATGCGTACAAGGTCGTTCAATCCATTGCGTCTTGCTTCCGTGGGTTGACCTATTGGGCAGCTGGGCAAATCTTTTTCTTTGCCGATATGCCGTCCGATCCCGTCAAGTTATTTGGCCCGGCAAACGTCAAAGACGGCCTGTTTACATACGAGGGGACGGCTTATAGCGCCCAGCATTCAGTCGCACTTGTAACCTGGTTTGATCCTGATGATATGTGTCGTCAGTCGATTGAGCTTGTTGAGGATCCGGAGCTTATTGCTCAATTTGGATGGCGTACGACCGACATTGCGGCATATGGCTGCACGTCTCGCGGTCAAGCTCATAGGTTAGGCAAATGGGTTCTTGATACTGAAAAGTATGCGCAAGAAACTGTTAACTTTGAGGTGGCTTGGGATCAGCTAGATCTTGCGCCCGGCGACATCATCGAGATTTACGACCCAGATTATCAAGGGTTGCGCTTGTTTGGGCGCATGCTCGATGTTGGGGCGAATTCTGTTGCGATCGATAATCCCGTTACAATTGAAAGCGGAAAAACATATACGCTTACTTTGATGTTAAAGGATGGGTCGGTTGCGACGCGCACCTTAAACAACGGATCCGGTAGCACGACCGTTTTGACGTTTGCGAATGCTTTAACAACTTTGCCGATCGTTGGGGCGGTTTGGGGGCTCAAAGTAAGTGACTTAAAGCCTCGTGAATTTCGTGTGCTTTCAATCAAAGAAGGGGATGATGGCTTTTTTACTGTGTCGGCTCTTTTCCATGACCCGACTAAATATGCGCGCGTAGAAAGCAATATCAAACTCGCGGCCCCGACATACACGCGCTACACGTCAATCAAGCCAAATCCTCCGACAGCCCTTGTCATTAAGGAATACGTTTATCGATATAATGCAGCGCTTAAATCGGCGGCGACGCTTACTTGGACGCCGCCGGCCGACACGACAATGGTGTCGTCTTATAAGTTCCAGCGCCAGCGTGCCGACGGGAATTGGGAAACGTGGACGACGTCAAATACGACGATCGATCTTTCTGATTGTGATGCCGGCGATTGGAACTTTCGTGTTTGCAGTATCGGCTATAACGGACTTGCAAGCGATTGGTTTTCAAAGACCGTTACGCTTTATGGCATGGCGGCCGCGCCGTCTGATGTTTCAAATTTCAGAATGTCGGTTCTTGGCGACATTGCAACCTTGTTTTGGGACGCCAACACAGATTTAGATCTGTCTTATTATCATATCAAATATGCCCCAGTAACCACAGGGGCAACATGGTCGACGGCCGTTGATTTGTTGCCGAATGTCACGGGTACGTCCGTTCAGGTCGCAACCATGATCGGCACCTATCTAATTAAGGCGGTCGATCTATCCGGCACAGAAAGCGATAACGCGACAATGGTTGTCACGACCGTTGCGTCATTGTCCGGTTTCAATGCTGTGTCAGCCGTCAGTGATTGGCCCAGCTGGGGAGGAACGCACAGCGGCACAGAGGTCAATAGTGGGGTGCTAAAACTTGCTGCGGCCGACACAAGCGGAACATACACGTTCGCAAACACTACCGATTTGGGTGATATTTACACGTCTCGTTTATCGGCAACGATTGACGCCTATGGCGAAAATGTCGGTAACACATGGGCGTCTGTAACGTCATGGGACGCTTTGGCGGCATGGTCTGATGTGTCCCCTTCGACATGGTCAGCAACAGTTCAGCTTCGTTACACCACCGACAATCCGGCAGGAAATCCAACATGGACTAATTGGACGGATTTAATCGTTGGGGACTATACGGCGCGCGCTTTTCAGTTTCGGGTCATTCTTACAAGCACCGATGGAAACGTGATTGTTGTGGTCGCTGACGTAACCGCAACGATCGATATGCCGGATCGGCGTGAAAGCGTAAGCGGTATAGTTGCCCCAACAACCGGCAAAGCAATCGTTTTCTCGCCTTCGTTCCGTGGAATTCCGGCCGTTGGCATTACCGTTCAAAATTCGCAATCGGGCGACACGTTTCAATATTCGTCGGGCCCTTCGGTGTCGGGTTTCACAATCAAGTTTTTAGATAAGAATGGAACGGGAGTTTCCAGAACATTTGATTACATCGCCGATGGGTTCGGCAGAGCAAATTGAGGTAAAGAATGTCACAAAATATTCAAACACAAACGACTAGCGATAAACCGGCTGAATGGCCGTCCGTGTGGAATTCTTTTCTTGATGCCTATCTGACAAATAACAGCGGAACGTCACGCCCCAGCAAAGCGGAGGCCGGAACATCTTGGCTTTGCACGTCAAACAACACGGTCTATTATTATGACGGCGCGAGCGATATTGCTCTTTATACGATCGATGCGACGAACCATTTGCTTTTGTCTCCGATCGGTGGCGGTGTTTCAACGTTGAATAGCGCGGCAACGGTTGACATTGGCAGTGTGGCGCATTCCGCAATTACAGTCAGCGGAACGACGACGATCACGAGTTTTGGCACTTCGATGAAGCCTGGTCAAGTGAAGGTTTTAACTTTTACTGGCGCGTTGACTTTAACAAACAGCGACAGTTTGATCTTGCCTGGGGCTGCCAACATCACAACAACCGCCGGCGATGTCTCGTGGATCCTTTGCACGGCAAGCGGTTATTATCGGTGTGTGTGCTTTCAGCCGGTTTCTGGCGGCATGAGCGCAACGCAGGTCAACAACCTCATCACTTCGGCGCTTTCAAGTTATGCAACCGCCGCCGCACTTACGAGCGAAGCCAATACGCGCGCTTCGGCCGACAGCACTTTATCAACCGCTATTTCTAACGAGGCAAGTACACGCGCTTCGGCCATTTCGACTTTGCAAAGCCAAATGTCCAATCTTTCATATGTCTCTAAAGACCAAAATTACGGAAATGTCGGGAGCTTTTGTTTTTGTATTTATTTTTCTGCTGACACCTTCGGTGAAGGAACGGCTTGTGCTGGATCAAATTTATATCCAACTGGGGTTTTTCTATCTGGTGGAATGGGAGGAAACACATATTCAAAATGGTATTATTCCGGAAATTCATTGTCCGGAACATGGCGGTGTCTTGGTTACGTTAACGCGTGTCAGGGTTGGTCATGCACCGCAACTCTCTTTCAAAGGATAGCTTAAAATGATGACTTATACAGACGTAAAGACAGCCCAATATGCAAATGCCGAAGGCACTGCGATCAACTGTTTTGTCAAGTTTGCAGCATTTCCTGACTATGTGCCTTTCACAGCATCGAAAACAGACGTCGAAGAACACGGAAGACAGATATATGACGAATTGATTTCTGGGGGGCACGGAACCATCTCGGCTTACGTTGCTCCTTCTACCGAAACGACATCAACATAAAGGACAAAAATATGACCGTAAGAGAAAACGTCATTAACCTGACGGAAGTCATTCCAATAACAATTGCTTCTGGAAATTCTCTGTCCAATGCCGTTGATCTCGGCGGATTGCGCCTTTTTGGTATTTTTATGCCATCAGTTTGGACAGCGGCGAACCTAACTCTTCAAATGTCGCCTGATGGTGGCACAACGTGGGTCAATCTATACGATATTTATGGCAACGAGGTAACTGTTATCGCGGCATCTTCAAAAGCAATTGTGCTTGATCCTGTTACATACGCGAGCTTGCGATATCTTCGTGTGAGATCGGGAACGTCTTCTACACCCGTCGCCCAAGCCCAAGACAGCACGCTACAGCTTGTCACAAGATGTATTTAACTTGTTGGGTAATCCAATGACCGAAAATCAATTTAATCAGGAAACGAGCATGCCAAACGATCCAGCAGGAAACTTTTATCTTCTTCTCGGCCGCATTGAAGGAAAGATCGATGCTTTAATGACTTGGCGTGCGGAAAATGCGCGTGTTCTTGAAGGGCATGAAAAGCGTATCAGCATATTAGAACAAGGAAAGGCAAGAATCCTTGGTGCCGTCGGAGTTATCGTCATTGGCATAGAGATATTGGGTCGTTTGTTTCATTTGTGACAAACGGTTTTATCGTTTTCGCATAAGGCGCCTATGGCGCCTTTTTTTATGCCTAAATTTAGGAGAAGCATTGATGGTCAATCAAGCTACGGTCGATCTAGTTAAGCAGTTCGAGGGGCTTTACACAAAATCATATCTTTGCCCGGCTAAGATTTGGACATTGGGATACGGCCACACCGACGGTATCGGCCCGGATATGACCTGCACGCAGGATCAGGCTGATGCCTGGCTTGCCGATGATCTAGCGAAAGCCGAACAATCTGTTGGGGCTCTGGTCACTGTGTCTTTGACGGACAATCAGCGCGGGGCGTTGACAAGTTTTGTTTTCAATGTCGGTGCCGGCAATTTGCAGCGATCAACGCTTTTAAAGCTTCTCAATCGCGGATGGTACGAACAGGTTCCGGCACAGCTGATGAGGTGGAACCGCGCAAACGGCGAAGTGCTTGGCGGGCTTTCCCGCCGGCGCGCGGCCGAGGGAAAATTGTGGAATACAGCGGAGGGATGGGCATGAAAAAGATTTTCAAAGATATTTGCACTTGTCTCGATGGTGAGACGTATGACGTCGGTCGGATCCTTTTGATCGCCGGAAGCGTTGCGCTGGTTGTTTTCGCCGGCGTCTCTGTTTGGAAGTCTGGCGCGTTTGACGCCCAGGGCTTCGGGCTTGGTCTTGGTGGCTTACTCGGTGGCGGCGGTGCGGGAATTGGTCTTAAGGCCAAAACGGAACCACAAGGGGGTGAATGATGTCGATCTTGGATTATGTGCCGACCCAATACAAAATCGGGGCGATTGCTGGCGTTGTGGTCATTGTCGCGTCCACAATCGGATGGCTTTTAATTGCCCGGGCCAATTTACGGGCGGAGCTTGCCGAGGCCCAGGCGGGCCGTCAGGTGTGCTTGGCGGCTAATGCCGACTTCCAAGAGAAGACGGAAACACAAAACAGGGCAATCGCCCAGCTACAGGCCGAAGCGGAGGCGCGCGCGGAATCCGTAAAACAGGCCGTGGATGCGTCCAAGGCTGTTGCGCGTCCACACGCAGCCAGAGCGGCAAGCATTGAGCGCCTTGTGCCTTCTAGTGGCGACTGTGAGGCCACGGCGAAGCTGTTGGCGGACTATTTCACGGGGAGGGCACAATGATGAGCATTTTGCGTAAAGCTGGATTGCTGGCCTGTTTTTTTGCGTTATCGGCATGTGCTGGCGATCCCGTGACGGTTTACAAACCTGTAAGTGTGGACGTGCCTATTTCTACGCCGTGTAAGGTTCCCGTGATCGAGCGGCCAGCATCGCCAGTTGACAACTTGCTGGCGAATGCGCCAATGTTTGATCGCGTTCGGGCTTTGCTGGCTGATCGCGAGTTGCGTATCTCTTATGAAACGCAGCTAGAAGCAGCGGCAAAAGCCTGTGAATGATCCGTGTGGGAAACCGTGTGGGACTGTTACTTGATTTGATGGTGTAAACGTGGTTATAGCCTCACATTTTTTTCTTTATTTTCAACACCCTAACATTGGTGCTAGGTTCTGAAAATCCCCGTGTCGGCGGTTCAATTCCGTCCCCAGGCACCATTTCCCCTTTCAGGGGCATCCAATAGCGTCCACAAAACACGCTTGAATCCAATAAAAACAAGGGTTATTCTTTCTAAGGCCATCTGAGAGTGTCTACCTCTACCAGCCCCATGTGGGGGCCTTTTTAGTGGCTTAAGTGGAGGGAGAAAAAAATATGCCCCCCAGCCCGCTCGTTAGCAAATTTGATTTGTCAGCGTGCCAAGCCAAAGCTTAGGCCTTATAAATTGGCAGATGGCGAGGGTATGTACCTCGAGGTTACGCCAAGCGGCGGCAAGTACTGGCGTCTCAAATATCGATTCAATGGGAAAGAAAAAAAGCTGTCTGTCGGCATCTACCCCGAAGTGTCGCTTGCCGACGCCAGAGAGAGGCGTTTTTTTGCCCGTAAGCAGTTGGCTTCCGGTATTGACCCAAGCGAGGCTAAGCAGGAGCAAAAACGCACGGCCCTTATGAATGTGGCAAATACATTCGAGTCAGTCGCGCGGGAATGGCATGTCCATAAGACAAAAGGGTGTTCCACCAAGCATGCGACAGGCCTTTTGCATAGGTTGGAACTCGATATTTTTCCCGAAATTGGCCATCGACCTATTGCCAGCATCACAGCTCATCAGGTTTTGGATGCTCTTCGGAAGATTGAAAAACGCGGGGCGCATGAAATTGCTCGCCGTGCTCGTCAGATTTGCGGTCAGGTTTTCCGCTACGCTATCGTTACGGACAGGGCCGAACGTAACCCCATTCCTGATTTGCAAGGCGCTCTTGAGCCTTATAGGCAGGGGCACTATGCAGCTTTGGAGGCCAACGATCTACCCGAATTTCTTGCGGCGATGGAACGCAATGACGGGCGGCTTTATATGCCGACGCGTTGCGCAACGAGATTGCTGCTTTTGACCTTTGTTCGTACAAGCGAATTGATTGAAGCCAAATGGGGTGAGATTAATCTTGGATCCGCCGAATGGGTTAAAGGAGAACTATCTGAGTTTATCACAGTCATATTCGTTATTGTCGCTCGGAACAGGCAACCCCAGCTCTTTAAACAAAGCCCAATCGGCATTGCAGCAGGGTTTTTTCGTATGTTCCGTTTTAATGGGCTTAAAAGTATAAATGCCAAAGTTGTCATCAAGCGCGAGTTGATAGAGGGTGAAGACCACATGAGAGGGTTTAGCAAGAGAGCCATTTTCGCCGCTTAAGGCCTCGCTTATATCTCGTGAAGCTTCCAGAACGTAAAAAGAAGCAAGTTGTTTTTGCCCGTTTTTCTCACTGAAAAAACGATAGGAAGCAAGGCTATCTTCGCCAGTATGGGGTGCGGCGACCCAAAGGGGAGAAGGCTTAAGCACATTTTGATAGACATACTGCCAATTATTATTCGTTTGAATAAGGACTGAAAAACATCGCCACCTCCAGCCGTTCCCGTTTCACGGTATCCCTTTATGACGAGGGCTTTTGTTTTGCCCAGATCAAGAATGTTCGAGTCATAGGCAGGTGAGAACGGCACGGTCGCGTCGACAAGCTGCCTGATACTATCCGAGGCGCAAGCGCTTCCGACGCCTGCCCCGTAAAAGGCCGTAACCCAAAGGATTGCTGCTAAGAAATTCTTCAT